TTATTGTTTTACTCAAAACAACCTGACTCAAAGCAACCTGATTGTGTGATAACCATATGATACTCCTCATTCCATCTACACTACCTACTCTAACTTAATGATACCATATTACTCCCGGACGGCAATATTCCCACTCAATGGACAAATGACTACTCGTAGAATCGGTTAACACACCAGATTCTACGAGGTTTCAATGACACCACGACAATTACTCGAAGACGTCAAAACCCGCTTCACACCTTTGATTGCGGATGAACCTGCCTTACTGGAATCCCTGCTAAGAAAAGCATTGGGAACCTACCAGGATAGAGCGGGGCATATCAAGCGGATACGCTTCACCGATCAGGCCAGTAAATCACTTGCTTGCCCAGCTGATTTTCTTGCGCTCGTATCGGTTACAGATCACACCGGCGATCTTGTCTACTCCGATGTTTACGATGGGAATATCGAGCTTGAAGATACCCATCGAGCGGTATACCCACTGAATGTGTCATATCTGGCTAATTTGCGTGATATGGATCTTGATAATGGGGAAGTGCCACCTGAAATCATTGGGTTACTTTCTGACTATCTGGAAGTGCTAATCGCAATACCTAACACTGATCGCCTGCGAAGAATATCTATCGCGGGGAAACTCGATGCCAGCAATTTATCCGACGAGAACACACTGTATCAGCGAAAGCTGGATCTGGAAGAGAAAATGAGCGCAACAAGGGCAATTATCCCGGGAATTGTTCTTTTCTCATCCATGTTGAAGTGAGGGGGCTGATATGGGGCTTAATGTTGCTTCAGTAAAGTCTTATGTATCTTCGGCATTAACGACGACATTATTTGGCTCCGGCGTTGGTGAGCGGGAAGTTGGTAAGCTGACGTCAATCATCATGAACAAAATGTTGTTCGCGCAAGGATGGCAGTTCTCTGTCGAAGTTGATGGACTGGAGGGGGCAGACTTCTTTGCCAAAGATATTACCTACCACGATTACAGCATCGAATATGAAACGATTAAAATCGGCGGAGGGAATATCCTTCAACCAACGGAGCGTTCGCCTGGGCAGATAACAATGATGGTCAGGGATACCGTTGATGGCCTCGTTTTGGACTGGTTTAAGACGGCAAAAAGTCGGGTGATCAATCCGGACGGTACTGGGAATATACCGTCTAAATATTTGCTCAATGTGCGTATTTATCGGTTGCTGTCTTCCGGCTTAACCAAACTGGAAAATGAGATGACTGTATTTCCGGTCACTACCGGCGATGTCACCTATGCGCGGGATCAGGTTACGGAATTTAAGTCATTCCCAATGACCTTCGCATTGCACAGCACGTTTAACCAATCTTCAAGTTCTTTGGCTTCCCTTCTGGGCTTTAGTTTTTCTCTTTGAATTAAGGAGCAAGGATGCTTTTACCTCTTTTCCCGCTACCATCGCGGCCAACTGAATTGATCCAGTTCCGTCAGCCAAATATTGCTGATGCGATGCGTTTCAACTCGATAACACCGGAGGAACAAGAACAACAGACAACGGCGTATTTAAAAGCCTTGCTGGCTGAACCCGCGAAACATGATCCCCTGACATGGACGGCGCAGGACCGGATTACCGCGTTATGGTGGATATTTACCGGCTCCCGTGAAACACCGGTCGAGACATTCACCTACACCTGTAAACATTGCGGTAAAGAGCATTATTACGATTGCGATATGAATGCTCTGGCTGAAGATATCCAGGTCCTGGAAGTGGAACCGTTCATTGACGATATTGAGGTGTCTGTAGAGGGAGTGCCTTATCAATGGCGTATCGTGCCGCTTGATGGCTGGGCAATGGAAATGCTGGAGATGCGCCGTGCTGCATTGCCACCTGAAGACGACGCGGAATTCAAAGAAGCGATCGTTGATTTGCGTTTTTGGGAATTCGCTTATCAGTGTGAGCTTTATAACGATGTTAGCGGTACTCGTGAAGATCAGGCTGAGCGTCGTTATGAAACGATTAAACGGATGGCCATTGATACTGAATTTATGAAGCTGGCGGCACACATCCGACTGGCTCATGAAAAGCTCGAACATGGTTTACCGTGCTACATCGATAAAGGTGAAATGCGTCTTCGTCTCCCGCCGCATAAATGCCCAAATCAGGATAAAAAGGAGTCCACAGAGGGTGCATATACCCGTCTGTGGGTGCCCTTTCGGGCTACCGACTTCATTCCACAGGTGGGGATTGAAAAGCTATCAGACCTTAGTGTCCAACCTGGTTTTGTATGGGGGTATACCGATTCAGGACGCTGAAAGGCTTACTGAATCCTATGCGTTTTTCCTGTTGGAGAAACTGGAAGAAAAACTTAAACCGAAGCGGTAGGCGATAAGATCATGGAAAGAAAAAACGCCAACATTGACGATGTTATAAGGACAGTTGAAACCGCCAGCGCAAAAGAGCTGGAAGAGCTTGCTGGTATCCGGGAAGCTGTTGAAGATTTGAAAGGGGGGCGCGTTGCAACTGTTGATCCTGTCTCTCGCAGTGTGTCGGCATTAAATCGCACAATCGAAAATTCCCGGCCAGACTTTGTGGCCAATGCGCCATCAGTGGACCCTATTGTTGAGGCAATGAAACGGCTTAATTTAGGGGACGTTTCTCGTGTAGTTCAGGAGGATGTTGCTCTACAGGAACCGCAGGCCAAATCAACTACGCGAAAGGGTAAAAAACGACGCAAGAAGGCTATAACAGAAGATGTAAAGGCGCAACGAACCGAAGCAGCTGAACACGCTCGCGAAATGTTCGGTCAAAAAGGCGGTGCGCAAAAAAGCCAAAACCAACGCGATGCGCGTGGTCGTTTTATTGGAAAGTCAGGGAGTAAGGCCGCAGCGGAAGATGCCCGTGCTGAACGTGCTGAAAAGGCCAGGCGCAAAGAGGATGATGAGCGTCTAAATGCTGAATCAGGTTTATTAAAAAAACTGTCAAAAGTAGCTGAAGGCATAGGTAACCCTTCAGAGACTCGTGCCGTCGATGCGTTAGGTTATGCCGTTGCTGGTCCATTGTGGGCAGCAGGGAAGGAGCTTGGCGGGATATCAAAAGAAGTTGGTGGATCGCTTAATGGTGCCAGAAAGTCTATTGCCGATGTGATTCGTGGCAATGACGATAACAGCCGTAGAAAAGGTTTTTTTAGGCGTAAATCGCAAAATAGTGCCGATGTCGTTCAGGTTAACACCCAAAAACGGACGGTTCAGGAACTTCAGGAGCAGACCAGCGAAATTAAAGAGGGCAATGACAAGATTCTCAGCGCCCTTGATCAGATAGCCAAAAACACCGGGAAAAAGAAGGGCGGCTTGCTGTCCAAACTATTTAGCTTGTTAGGGAAGGGGGCCGGTGGCGTCGCGTCGTTGTTAATGGGGCGTGGCATGCTGAAAAAAGCTGGAGCACTCGCTTTTGGCGCTCTGGGGGCAAAGAAACTTGTAGGAATGCTACGCGGTGGTGGCAAGAAGACTCTCGCCCATGAAGGCGGAGATTTGGCTGCCCGGGCAGCAGGTAAACTTGGATTAAAGGCAGTTGGTAAAGGGGCGTTACGCGCAATTCCCCTAGTCGGCACAGTGGCTGGAGGTATTTATGATGCGGTAACCGGTTGGAATGATACAGAAGCGCAACGTCGAGCGTTTGGGCTTAAATCAGGACAAGATCCATCATTCCAGCAAAAAGCCGCTTATACGTTAGCTAATGTTCTTGATATGGGGGGACTGGTATCTGGTATTAGCAGCGCCATTGGTGAGGTTCTCAAATCACTTGGATTTGAGGATATCGGCAATATGTTGCAATCATTTTCGACGGAAAGTATTGCCCAGGCCATTGATAGTGGGATTACCAACTTAGAAACATATATTGCTAACCTTGGCGACACCATTTCTACCAAGTTCGATGATTACACAGCAAAGATTGGTGATGCTGTTTCAGCATGGTTTAGCGATACATCTAATAAGCTGCTTGAAAAGCTGGATGCCATCAAAGACTTCTTTACTGTCGATAACCTGAAACAGGTTTTCAGTGATGCAATTGATAGTGCAATTGATTTCATTAAGAACCCTGGGAAACACATTAAAGAGGCGGCTGGTAATATTTGGGATGGGGTTAAAAATTTACCAGGTAAAGCATTAGATGCAGCGGTTGATGCCGTTAAAAATACCCCTGCGGCAATGGTTGTATCAAAAATACCCAATCCGATCGGCGAGGCTAATGCGAAAGAAATCACTCCAGAGTTAAAAGCTCCGGTTAATAGCCACCAGGAGACGTCTGATTCTAAAACTGAATCCGATGCCAAACAGAGTAATATTGCTACCCGCGTGATAAATGCGGCACTGGACACAGCGAAAGATAGCAATAAAACAGTTAAACAAACTGCCAATCAGATTATCAATGCAAATGCCGTAGAAACGGGCAATAGCGCGTTGCAGAAAATTGATAAAGCTATTGGTCAAAATAGCTCGTCATCATCGTCGCTTAATACTACTGGCACTAGGAATGACATTCAGAAAGCTGCGGATACCTACAACAATGGCAACTTAGATGTAAAAGTCGGAAGCCTTGGCGCTGAAGGTAAGGCAAATCTCGATAAGTTGGCTCCGTATTTTGCTGAACTAGAGAATAAATATGGCCTTCCTGAAGGCACTCTTTACTCGATTGCTGCAACTGAATCAGGAGGGGATCCTAACGCAAAGTCTCCGCTTACAAGATCACCAGATGGAAAGTTAAGTGGTGGCGCACTCGGGATGTTCCAGTTCACGAGTATTGCTCGTAAAGAGACAGGGATATCGGAACAGGATGCATTTGATCCTGTGAAATCGGCAGAAGCTGCGGCTCTTCTTATGAGCAAGTATCTGAAGCAAGCCAATGGAGACTTAAACGAGGCCATCACTGCATATAACGCTGGGTTTGGCACTATCAATAAGTGGAAAAAAGGCACTGGTGACTTATCGAAAGAAAACCGTGAGTACGCGATCAAGGTCAATACTCATCGTGCTCGCTATTTAGGTGGTGAAATCTATACACCTGGGGCAGGAGCACAGGGTGGGGCGCAATATGGAGTGAGGGGACCACTGCCTGATAACGCTGTTATCGATCAGTCTACTGGTCTGGCGTTTACCCCTGGTGATAGCCCGTTTGAGAAAGGCGGTCTGGTAGACAAAATCGGCAATGCTGTTGGCGTTAACGATCTGGTCAACAAATTCATGAATGGCCGGGGGATGCGTCGGGAAGTCGTTCAGGGAACCCTCGAAGAACGCGCACGAGGAAGGGGGACAGCAACGGCAGCTGGCAATGTGTATGTTGATACACCTATGCCAGTTGAAGAGGCACGTCCGGTGGCCAACAACTCAAGTTACTTTGACCAGCTCGGCGCACAAATGGGGATTGATGGACTGTATGACAAACTCATTAATGCCCGGGGAATGCGCTCAAATAATTCTCCTCAACCAGCTTCCACGTCCCAGATGACGACTGCCGCCAACGATTTGCAGCAACCAACTGGTCGAATGCAGATAGACGGACAGGTTATTAGTGACCTTGGCGGTTCCGGTGCCAAGCCGACAATGCAGTTGGCTGATAATACCGTTTCACTTGATGGTGAAACGAAGCGGCTGTTTGCGCAGATGACCTCATTGCTTGCCAGGATTGAAGAGCACACCAAAGACTCGGCGAAAGGCCAGGGAACTGTCGTAAAGGTCAGCACGCCTCAGCCGGGCGTTATGCGCACGGTACCACTGTCAATTGATGATCCGTTGATGAATGACTACGCGAGAGTTGATTGATGGCCAACAATAACGAAATTGATCCTTTACTGACGCTGGAGTTATCCGGCGTAAAAACGTATGAGTCCCAGGAGGAGGCCTGGGGCGCTCGTTTATATGAGTGGCTAAACACTTATCAGGGTGAGGTATACGGAGATCCGTCATGGGGCAATGTTTTACCGCAGTTTAAACACGAACCGACCAACTTGTCGCATGTTCAAATTGCGGTTGAGGCAATGCTGTTGCAAAAACTGACGGTAGATTTACCTGACATACCGATTTCTGGCTTGTCAGTAGCCGAGGGAGATGCTTTTGATAAGTTGAAAATATCCATTCGTATCAGGGATATAACTATCACACAGGACGTGGTGCTATGAGTAAAACAACACCGACTAAAGACAGTATTCGTGCAGAGTTTGAAGAGCTTGTCGAGAAAGATTCATTCTGGTCGAAGTTTGTCGGCTCTCAATTTGTCTCGATGCTGACATTGTTTATTACCCAGATTGTCTACAGGTGCTTTCAGTATGCCGATGCGGCACTGGCTGAAGGCTTTATATCGACCGCGACGCGGCGTTCCTCTATCCTGGCAGCGGCAGAAACGAATAGTTACGTTGGTACCAAGCCAACACCGTCATCCGGGATGGTTGAGATCACAGCCACAAGTGAAGATGCTCCAGCGGTAATCCCCAAAAACACGCCTTTAATATCTGACGACCAGTACCCTTACATGACTATGGATGTATGCAGGTTGGTTGACGGCACCGGTACGGTAGAAGTGGCACAGTTGGAAATCCAGGAGGTGACATATACCGTTACGGCAGCCAAAGAATTTCTGGAAGTCGTGTTATCAAAGGCTCTCACTGCTGTCTGCTATAAGCTGGAAGTATTCGTGACGACCGATGGTAAGACCACGCAGTGGTCTTCCAGCACAATGTTCCGGTTAGCTGGTAGTAAAAGCCAGGTCTACGTTGAGTTTTATAAACCATCCGAACAGTTGGGTGTTCGATTCGGCGATGGGCTAATTGGGCAAATACCGCCAGAAGGCTCGACAATTACGCTTAAGGTATGGTGCACCAACGGCGATATAACCCTGGTTGCTGGCCAAAACCTGACGCCTGTCGATTCTGCGGCTAATTTAGCTAATTTGATTTCAGTTAAGACAACGACACCTATAACCGCAGGTACCGATGCTGAAACAACGGAGATCACACGTAACCGTGCACAATATTACCTTGCCTATGATGATCAGGTTGTATGGGGCGGGGACTATACGTATTTTCTGGTTCGTAACATCCCGGGGCTGTCCTGGGTAAAGGCATGGGGCGAAGGCCAGCAAGAGAAATTAGATGGTGCTTATAATGTTCAGAATATCAATAAGATATTTATTTCAGGATGGCATCCAAATAAAAGCCAGTCAGAGCTTGAAGAAATGATCCTGACTGCCTTTAAGAAGGTACCGAATGAACTGAACAAGAAATTCTCTTATAAAGAGGTCAGAAAACTACCATTTAAGATAACCATCACCGGACGGATATCGGCAAGCCTGACCATTGAGAACGTGACCGATGAGCTGAAGTCGGCACTGGAAACAAAATTTGGGCGCGACTCAACTTTCTTTGATCCGAACCGCGTCGGAAAGTACATCCTGATTAAGAAAAAAGACGTTTGGGCGTTTATCGAAACGTTGGGCTATTTCCGCGACTTTTATCTGGAGTTTGTCGAGTGGAATGAGTCCAACGGCTTTTACGATTTCGTTTATCTGGATACAGGAAACTCCACCTTCAATATTTCGTATGAGGAGGAGTGATGCAACGTTCCTGGTTTAATAACCGGCTTACATCAGCTAAGCAAAAGTCATTGCTCTATAAATCATTGGCTGATTTGGTTCAGTCAATGATGGACACCTTTGTTGACCCATGGTTGGAGCGAATTACCAACCGGAAGTCTATTTTCTCCATGAGCAAGGAGGATCTGGAGACCAGGACAAATGAACTTGGCCAGTTTTTTACTATCAGAACGTCGAATTCATCTTCCGTTCCGATGTTGTTACAACAGCGGTTTGATGAGATCCATTTTAAGGGTACTGAACGCCCTATAAACCAGACAATTTATCGCGAATTTAACGGTATATCGGTTTTATGGGATCCCATATATGCTCCGGCGGACTTTGAACGTCATCCCTATGGCACGGTCCTGATTCCAGAAAGCACACTGGAAACCACCGGCGGCACATTCGGTGAGATGTTTCTGACTTCCAGAGGAATGATCAGTATTCCCATAAACGACCTGGCCCGGACAATGGGTATTACTGGAACGATAGATCAGTCCGCAATTACAGAGGAAATTCTCAGAAAGTTTAATCAGTTCGTAAAGCCTCTACTGCCACTGCATATAGTGTTTGATGGGCTTACGCTCTATTTGTCGGTTGTTGTAAATGAACAGGCCGACATGATCACTTTGAATGAGATTTCTGATACCGAAAAAGCATTCTGCTGGTTTGAAACTTCGGATACAACTTCGCTTACTGAAGTTACGTCGATTAACGCCCCGATCACTGCAACGCCGGGCGGCACTATTGTGAAAGCAACGCCTACGTTTGATCGCACCCGCGCAGATGATTTGCTGTTGGATAGCGATGCGTGACAATCACCCCGTCCGCAGGGCGGGGTGACAAGTTACTTATCTTACAATGAGGCTTCACAACATTGATTAGGGAAAATCATGTCTGACGTCTCAACAAACCTCTATAAGAGTCAGTTGTTGGACTATTACTATCAGCGGCGCGCTGAATCGTCCATTAACAAAGGCTCTCGATTTTTAATCAGCAAGGCCGTTTTCGGTACCAGTTCACTGGTTACTAAGAAAGGAGATGGCACTTATGAGATTGGAGAACTGCCAAAGGCTTTCGATCTGGCAGAACTGACCAGTCAATTTTGCACCATCAACCTCGTTCCAACCTACTCAGGCGGGATAATTACTGTCCGAATGGACCTTGATCAAAGTCAGTTGCAGGAAGGGAAAAACTACCCATTCAACACTCTGGTTGTTCTGGATAACGAGAATAAGCCAATCGCCATTATTTGTGTCCAAGAAGACTCGCTGTATGTGGGCAAAACATATACCGCAGTTATGGCCATAAACTCGACTACAGCATAAGGATATGCTTGATGAATGACGTTACAGTTCTTACATCGGTTACTTACCCATCACCCGAGTCGTTGGCTCTGGTGGCTGATGTGCAATACCACGAACCATATCTGTCAGCCGCTCTAAACCGAAAATTCAGGGGAATTGTTGACCCAGGATTTTATGCTGGTTTCTTGCCTAAGCCTGGCGGTGGAATGAACCTGTTAATCACCTCAGTGGATGGAGATAAAACCGCTGGCGCGGCGTCAGTGGATATTGGTGAATTCTACCAGGTAACTATTCAGCATCGTAAGGATATCTCTCTTGCACTTAACGCAGGCAAGAAATATGCAATTGTGCTGAAGGGAAGATACCTTCTTGGAGAAGATACCTATCAGGTGAATACCGCGTCACATATTCATGCAGCTGAATTTGTTGCCAGAACCTATACCGATTCATATCAGTTAGGTGATGGGGAACTGCTGGTTTGTACGGTGAATATCCCTGCTGGCGTATCTACCATTACTCAAGAGATGATTGATACATCCGAGCGTATCAACCGCACGATCGGCATTGATATTTCAGACTCTGTAACCAGTACCAGAAGTGATGTTGCTGCGAGTTCGCTGGCAGTTAAAAAAGCCTACGATCTGGCGAAAAGCAAGTATACGGCGCAGGATGCAAGCACAACGCAAAAGGGATTAGTTCAGCTCAGTAGTGCCACTAACAGTACGTCCGAAGTGCTGGCCGCCACACCGAAAGCTGTCAAGGCTGCATATGACCTGGCTAACGGGAAGTATACAGCCCAGGATGCAACCACGACACAAAAAGGGATAGTTCAGCTCAGTAGCGCCACGAACAGCACGTCTGAAACGCTGGCAGCGACACCAAAAGCTGTTAAGGCGGTAATGGATGAAACGAACAAGAAAGCACCATTAAACAGCCCGGCACTGACCGGAACGCCAACAACACCAACAGCGCCACAGGGGACTAATAGTACCCAGATCGCAAGCACGGCTTTCGTTATGGCCGCGATTGCCGCACTTGTAGATTCGTCACCTGATGCACTGAACACGCTGAACGAACTGGCTGCGGCGCTGGGCAATGACCCGAATTTTGCGACCACCATGACTAACGCGCTTGCGGGTAAGCAACCGAAGGATGCCACCCTGACGGCGCTGGCGGAGCTTGCTACATCAGCAGATAAACTCCCATATTTTACAGGGGCAGATCGTGCCGCGTTAACCGCGTTGACAAGTGTTGGACGTGCCATTCTTGGTAAAACCAGCACTCAGGGAGTTCTTGATTACCTTGGTTTGGGAGAAGGTTCGGCATTACCTGTTGGTGTCCCTGTTCCATGGCCTTCCGCCACTCCGCCGACAGGCTGGCTGAAATGCAACGGTGCAGCTTTTTCTGCTGAAGAATACCCGGAACTGGCAAAGGCTTATCCGACAAATAAATTGCCTGATTTACGTGGTGAGTTTATTCGTGGCTGGGATGACGGGCGTGGAGCTGACAGTGGTCGGGGATTATTAAGCTTTCAAAAAGCCACTCTGGTTGAAAGTTTTGGTCTGGTCAGGTCATCAACCACTGGCTCTTATCGTCTGGTTACCAGACCGACAGAAACTGTTTCTGATAATACGTCTAACTATATGACGACTGATTATGATTCCCATGAAGGTTTATATTCCTCTGCAACAGCATACCCCTCTATCGAATTGAAACCAACTGGAGCAGGCGCAGGGGCTGGTTTTAGGGTTCGACCAAGGAATATTGCATTTAACTATATTGTGAGGGCTGCATAATGGATAACGCCATATTAAATAGCGAGATTATCGCCACCAAAGCAGGGAATATTACCGTCTATAACTATGATGGTGAAACTCGAGAATATATTTCCACTTCAAATGAATATCTTGCTGTTGGCGTCGGTATCCCTGCATATTCCTGTTTAGATGCCCCTGGCACACATAAGGCGGGTTATGCTATCTGCCGTTCGATAGATTTAAACTCATGGGAATATGTGCCAGACCATCGCGGTGAAATCGTCTATAACACCGAAACGGGAGACGCCAAAGAAATCACAACTCCGGGTGATTACCCCGAAAAAACAACCACTATCGCCCCGTTAACGCCATACGATAAATGGGATGGTGAAAAATGGGTGACAGATACTGAGGCACAACACGGTGCCGCAGTAGACGCGGCAGAAGCACAGCGCCAGTCACTGATTGATGCAGCAATGGCTTCCATCAGTCTGATTCAACTGAAATTGCAGGCCGGACGTAAACTGACGCAGGCAGAAACAACCAGACTTAACGCTGTACTGGATTACATTGACGCGGTGACGGCAACAGATACCAGCACCGCGCCGGATGTCATCTGGCCTGAACTGCCGGAGGCGTAGGCCATTCAATATCTGGCGCACCGGAAGTATCGATCAGCTCCAGTGCGTCCAGATAATCCAGCCACAAATTATATTGCGCCAGTTCATCACCTTTCAGACGACCAATAGCGGCTTTGCCGGGCCATTGCTTACTGTTCATGTATTCGTTGGCCTGGTTAATTAGTAGCTGTCTTTCTGATTCAGTAATTTCAATAAGTTCTTCATGCGTGGGTGGAGGAATATCTGCCCACGCAGGCAGCCCATCACCTCCGGCAATACGGATTTTTCCTTGTGGCGGTTCAGCCATAAATTCACTGATAATATTTTGATTCACCTCTTTAGCATCTGATAAATCCCATCCCTCTGATTTATATTTATCAATCATATCCACAGGGAAAAAAGCATTATGCCTTGCGCTATAAACATATTCGTTCATATAAATCACCCTTAATAAAATTACTCACCAACAGCCCACCAACTGTAATTCATCGATACTGTGGAACTGGTTGATGCAGTTCTGTAAGCGGAATTAAAACCGGTTAATGTTGGACCTTCTGCGGTCATCACGAATCCCCGTCCAGCACCTAAAGGTGCACCACCATCACCAGAATGAGTAAGCATGGCGCAGTCCACTTTTTTAGGAAAAGGGATGCTGAATGTAATTCTCATTGTTTGCGTCGATAATGTCGGCGTAACCGCACCTCGACCATATTGCAGGATTTTACCGTTGGGTAATTTCATCCATCCATCACCACTGGCAAAAGAAGCCATATCCGGTATCTGATTTTCCCCTGTTCCCACATCCCGTTTTGCCGCTTCTCCCAAACCAACGTTTAAGAAAATGCAGAGATTACGGCTAACTGGCATCATCCCCGGTTTTTATTCAGGGGATCCATCATGCTTATTGGCTATGTCCGCGTATCAACAAATGACCAGAATACAGAATTGCAGCGTAACGCGCTGGAGTGCGCAGGATGTGAACTGATTTTTGAAGATAAAATCAGCGGAACGAAATCAGCCAGACCGGGATTGAAAAAACTGCTCAGAACGCTATCAGAAGGAGATACGCTGGTTGTCTGGAAGCTGGACAGACTGGGCAGAAGTATGAAACACCTGATCACGCTTATTGAGGAATTGCGGGAAAAAGGTGTTAATTTCCGTAGTCTGACGGACAGCATTGACACATCAACACCCATGGGGCGTTTCTTTTTTCACGTCATGGGAGCTTTAGCCGAAATGGAACGTGAATTAATTGTAGAGCGTACACTGGCCGGGCTGGCAGCAGCACGCGCACAAGGACGCATTGGCGGACGTCGCCCGAAGTTGACAAAAGAACAACATGAGCAAATAGCGAGGTTGATCGAAAATGGCTACAGCAGGAAACAGTTGGCAATTATTTACGATATCGGTGTATCGACGATTTATCGTTATCATCCTGTAGAGAAGCGCCAAACTCAATCTGAGCTGTAATTCTAATGCCGCGTCGGTGTAATTTATCTTGATAGAATAGGTACATTTATCGCGCGGCACATCAATTCGATGTATCTAGCGCCTGCTGACCGCTAATGAAAACTGTTCTCGAAATGTTGTCCCTAGTCCGAGACTAGGGTATCACCTCTGGAAAGCATACGCAGAACCTTTTTTAACCCAGGGTGCCCAGCCTTTTTGCTGCTCGCCTTATTCGCAAAAATTAGCTCACATCCTGCGCTTTCAAGTGCTTTTCACTGCATAGCTGTGTTTTGTTCATTTGTCTATATGCGTACATAGCCTATTAGCATATTTTCTGCCCACTATCGTTATTTATTGCAAGCTACAGGTTTTAATTAACAAAACCAGTGTGTGTGGAAATCACAAAGTGCATACCGTTCTCAAATGTTGTTCAACTTACTGTTGTATAGGTAAAAAATGACATTTTATGTACATATCGTGATGTTATCCCTTCTTGGTGGGGTGTATTCGTATTTGAGTGGGCTATGTGAAAACCGTTACGAGTCTTCATGCAAGAAATTGCTGGCCGAATGTATTTCCGCCGTACTTGCTGGCTTTATTGGCATGTATCTCGCGGAATATAAGGACATGAATGAAAGCCTTCAGAGCTGCATGGTTCTTATTTTCAGCGCCAATAGCAGGCTTATTATTGAAGGTTCCAAAAGTCGGTTGAATAGGTAAGTCTCTTAAGCAACAAATGACCGGTTGAGAAGTTACTTTGCATACCATTACCTCCTGACAACGTAGGAGGGAACTTGTGCTTGACACACAGGAATTAGCTCCAGTTGCTATTGCGCTCCTGCTTTCAGTAATTGGTGGGATAGGCACGTTCCTGATGGATGTCCGAGACGGTCGCCAGTCTGGCAATTTGTTGGGATTGGTTACGGAGATCTTTGTTGCAGTGACAGCTGGCGCGGTGGCGTACCTATTGGGGCAACACGAGGGCTGGGAGTTATCAATTACGTACTTAATGGTAACGATAGCCAGCAATAACGGTCATGAGGTGATTTCAGGGATGAAACGAGTGAATATCGATAGCATTCTGAATGTTCTTACAAGTTTGGTGAAAAAGGGAGGTGGGAAATGATTGGCTGGGGTGTATGCGCTCTTGCGTTAGCCTTAGCCGATCGCTATTTGCTAAAACGCAAGGACATCACGCATTTAGAACTTGGTGATGTGGAAATTAAACCGGGTTTCATCCGGGTGCCGTTCAAATACCGGTCTAAATTCCCGTTTTTGCGCGGCGCAACGGTCAGATATTGGATCCGCGATGTTCAGAAGCCGACGACAGTGATTGAAGGCGAACAACGTTGTCTGACGTCGGCTGAACAGGGCGAAAACAGTGAATGGTTGTACATACCCACTGAATATATGGGTAAAGGAGAGCGACTGTGGAATTTCAACGTCATGGTTACGCATGGCGACTCGTTCATTAACCCGTTGTATCGGATTTTCCCTGTTACTCAGCAAATCCGCAGAAGTTACGTAATAAATCTCGCACAGGATGTGTCAGATGACGAAAAATAAGTATGCAACGGTCGATTTTGACCAGGTTAATGAAAAGGGGCTGAAATCCCTTATCGCGGCGATCAATAAAACTGGTGTTGCGGTAATTGAGGTTGACTCCAGCAACCGCGCAACAACGAAAGATGGCGTTAAAGTTAAAACCGCAAAGCTGGTTCTTAACGACGGACAAATTCTTGCCATACAGGTAAACGATACTGGCGATATATCGTCTGTGAAACTGAATGGAAAAGCTATTCCTAACGCTCAGTCGCCGGATATCAAGACGCTTGGTACCGTCATGGGACAGGCGGCCCGCAAAAACTCCGCAAAATTCCAGAAATCACTGATCGCCAAAGCGAAGCGTGTTGCCAATCCGGTAGACAAGAAACCGGCAGTTAAATCCAACTTTCAGCGCCTGCAAGAAGCAAAACAGCGGAATGCTCAGGTGGTTGCCGCTTATAAATCAGCGCAGAACTCGGTGTCTTTCAATCAACAGCAGATCACTGATTTGCGGGCGAAGCTGGATAAGGAGACAGGCCGACTCAATAACGAAAAGGCCCGAAATGGCGAACTCAAACGCCGTCTTAAGCAACTGAAAGCAGGAAATTAACATGGAACAGTTCAATATCAATAAAGGGGTGACGATCAAGCCTGGGCTTGACGTGCTTCCCCCGCCAGTGACTGATGATGAATATCGCGCATTAATGGCCGGTGAGGACCGCTATCTGATGACGGAATCCAACACCCTGGAGGAAATCGAGGCTACGTTCTTCTATGACACGCCGATCCACTGGTGCGCTACGGATTTACTGGAGGCGATTAGTTCTACTCGTTTGCAGTTACACCGGACCATGCAGGCATTTGTCCGGGCATTGAACCATAAGCTGAATGGTACCGGAATCTCTGCGGGGAGTGATAAAACGGGGGATGTTGCCCAGAGCGGCGCGCGCGAGATCGGCGGCGCTGAAATTGGTCGGGCACGTAACGTTAACGGGCTGCCGGTCCTGCCAGCCATTATTCCGCTCAGTGATGGTCAGACTATCAGCATTTTGTTTCATAGCCCGACAGCGGAAAACCGGATCACCAATAGCGATACGCTGGTTGCTTTCCAGTTCTTACTGAATAAAAAAGACGTTACTCACACCGTTGCTCCGATGAGTGGACGTGATATGACGCTGGCGCAGGTCACCATGAAACTTGCCAACCTTGCAGAGAAAAACTCGGCAAAATTCCAGCGTGCGCAGAAGAAGAAAAAAGCCCTGGTTGATGAAATAACCCAACTACAGGCTGACAGTGACCAGAAAGAGGATGCCATGAGCGACCTCGCGGATCAGGTGGCAGCGGTAGAAGGCCAGAAGGCAGATCTGGAGCAGAAAATTAACGCGGTTGCTTCGGAAGCGGATTCTCTTTATCAAGAAAATGAGCGTTTGCAGGCGGAGATTGATCAGCTCAATCGCACTGGTGGGCGCGATACCATTGCTCCAGCGGGGATGACTGGTGGGCACTCTCGCGCGCTGACGGATCGCCTTGCCAGTATCAAAAATCGTATGCATATGGACGGGGAAGCGACGCTCAGTAATGGTGCATCAATGAAGCAATTCATTGGGGATGGCGAAGGGTATATCCAGTTAACCGATCCGGATGGCAGCGTATACATGATCAAGGCTAAATCCATACAGGGTGTGGACATGGCAGATGCGATCGGCAAGCTGTTTAAAGCCTATAAAGCGGGTGATGTATCGGAATATCTGGTCCAACCAGAAGAACATAAACCGGAAAACGTCGAACCTGAACCAGCGGAGGATACCGGTAGCTCTTCGCCTGAACCAGAAGTCTCTGTAGGTGCATATCGATATGCCCTGCAAATGCGTCCGGCGGCCCCTGGCGCAATACCTGAAGGTAACAAAGCGATTCTGCCGCGCCCTGATGAAGGTGATCCGTATTATGAATATGCACGCTACGGCATTGCTACTTACGATACCCCGCTTTCTGATCAGCAAATGAGTGAGTACGACCTGAAGTTATTGCCTCGCGAGGATTCTTTCGACTTCCTGGCGAAGACACTTACTAATGGTCCGTTTGGCAAATATGCACAAAAAGCTCTGGAGCTGGCCACCAGCTCACCAGACGAGTTCCGCGTAATGCTGAAGACTCAGTTTCAAAAAACTTTCCCCAATATTGCGTTTCCGGGGGGCGCTGGCACCGAGAAAATGGTGCAGAGCATGATCAATGCATTGCAGGCCGAAGTCGGTGAGATTACTCAGCCAGAACCGGCCCCGGCACAGCCTGATGAAACGGTTAGCGAAGCAGATGCAGAGGCTAATAAAGCCATTGAATATCTCAATAACGTGATGGATATGCAAAGCACTGACATGGCGGAGATCCGTAACGCCCGGGGCAATGTCCGGGAAGCGATTGCAGCCCTTCAGGCTGCCGGACGTTTTGAGGAAAACGAAGAGCTGGTTAATGGCGCTGCTCGCCACCTGGCTGATCTGCTGGTAGCAATCCAGAAAGCGGGGGTAGCGGCATGACACTATCAGCTATTGAGTTAATGGATCTCAGCGATAAGTTGGATGCTCTGATGTCCAAAGCGGCTACCGCGAGTGGCATGGAGTTGCTGGATATCAGCGATGAAATTGACCAGATCATGCAACAGATGGGGTACGGCGCGTCCGGCGGCAGTAGTGGCGAGGAAAAACAACCTTCGGTACATGATGGTGTGCCAAAACTGGTTGCTGATTTCCTGGCTGATAAATTCGTCGATCAGAGCACTGATGCATTTATCGGTACGTTACAGGACTTGAGTCAATATGTTGGCACATACATCGACCTGGACCAGGTTAAACAGCACACGGCGGCATGGATAGCCGCCAACATTAAAGAGGCAGAATAAGGCGTAACAGGGATGAGCTTAAGCGATCAGGTGGTAATGGCCACCAGTATAGAAACGCTGATCGAGCTGCTAAAAAACCTGCCCGATTACGGGCGGGTTTCGTATGTGGTGACAGCGAAGGGAGACGAGGTAAAAACAGCGTTTGATATCGTCGATGCCTCAGCTCTTTTGGTATCCAATACTCTGGACGGGAAAATTAACCCTGACTATCCCCAGGAACTTCAGCCGCGCGACCGGACCCGCGCATCCAGTCTTCTTCAGGTCAACCAGATATCCAAGGATTTGCGTCCTGCCCAGCTGACCGATTCCGGTTTATCCAGCCATGGCGCGCCGATAATTGGTGAGGACAATGCCGTTGAGTCAGGTAATGGACGGACCATGGGGATCATCAAAGCCTATCAGGACGGCAATGCGGATCGGTATCGTGAGTACCTGATTGATCATGCGACCGAATTCGGCATACGACCTGAAAAGGTTGAATCAATGGCGGCTCCGGTACTGGTGCGCCGCCGGTTAACTAAGATTGACCGCGTTCAGTTTGCCAAGGACTCAAATATTTCTGATCTTCAGGAAATGGCAGCCAGTGAAAAGGCTTTTGTTGATGCTGACAGCATAACTCCGGCGATGATGGCGCTGTTTAACCCATCAGAAAGCGGAGATCTGCTTAGCCGCAGTAATGACGCGTTTATTCGCGGATTCATGACGCAAGTTGGTGCCACACAGGCTGCTGGCCTTGTAACGGAAGATGGGCGACCAACACGGCAACTTGTTGACCGTATACAAAACGCGATCTTTGCCAAGGCATATAAGGATGCGCGCCTGGTAAGAATGGTTGCAGAAGAACCTGATCCGGATATGCGTAATGTTCTGACGGCGCTTAATGCGGCAGCCAATGATTTTGTCCAGATGCAGGCTTTATCAGGAGAAGCGCACAAGCAGGCTGTGACAACTATTGTTGATGGTATTGAGACAGCGGATAGTCTCGATAAAAAGGCGCTGGCGGCATTGAAAGATGCGGTAGACCTGGTAAGGCAATCGAAGGAGTCAGGCCAACATATTACCGATGTTATTGCTCAGGGGGATATGTTCAGCGAAACAGCCCCGGAAGTGAAAGCTCTCGCGTTGTTCATCGTCGCGAATAACCGTAGCGCGAAGCGTATGGCCACCGCCTTTAAGTTGATGGCGCAACGTATCAATGATGAGTTACAGCACCAGGGCCAGGCGCTTGGGGATATGTTTGGCGGCGGTGATGTGTCGTTACAGGATATCCTTCGCCAGGTATCTCAGGAACTGGAAAACGAAGGTATGCAAGGGATATCCGGCGGTAGTTACAACGGTGTTGCTCCATATACCAGCTTGCTATTACATCGGGCATCCGGCATCAAAGACATTATTCATCTGATCAGGCTGCTATCCCGCACCGATCCCCAGGATGAGCAGCTTGTACAAGTGCTTGCGCATTTTGTCCGAATGCCTGTTGCCGACGTAAAAAAATGGTGCCGATTATTCGGTATCAGCAATTCGTTACTTCGCGGATTGTTAAATCACGCATCCTCCCTTGGGCGCGACGGCTTTGATGAGATAGCGCAGGCGATAAAAAACGGAGATATGCCACCAGCTATTGACTGGTTTTCCATTCGCCCAACCAGGGTGAAAGCATTCCTTAGCGCGGCGCATTCGGCATCACCATTGGCAGAAATGGTTCAGAGGTTGTCGCTCATATTCACAGACCATACCGCGTTGGGTGATCTGACTCTGGACGAGATGAAAGAAGCCTCCATTCAGTGGGCCGATCAACAAAATGAGGTTAACTCTGACTTCTTGCCAGCATTCAGGAAGGCCGTTAGTAAAGCGGATGATGCCCGTGGAATTCTGAAGGCATTTAAGGCATTGCAAAGTCGTGTTAATAAACATGTCGGTGATATCGATGGGGTAACGGCGGAAGGCCGGGATATCCTTAAAGAGCACGGCATAACGCCAGAGTTTATTGATGAGATCAGGACTGATATGCAGCGTGAGGTCGTATCGTCCCTGCAAATCGTAGCCAGAGCGTTGGCGGATGCTAATCCGAAGAGTGCGGCCATTGTTAACCGGGTTATTGGTGATATTGAAGCATCGGAGGGCATGGGGGCACTGAAACTCTTCCTTTCGCGAGCGTTTAATCCTAACGGCAATATTCTCCCTGGCATTATTGGTGAGGCTAAAAGGTATGTCAGTGAAGAAGAACTTGAGCAGCTTGACCAACTACTTAAGCGATTCTCATATAACCCGCAGACACGCTGGCAAATGAATCAGCGAAGTATGGGTTCGGTCCACGAGAAAGTGTTATCTGCCATGAACAGTGCGATCGCAAACTCATCCGTATCTGAAGAAAAAGCTCTTGAGTGGGCCGACTCTTTTATCACGGAAGAAGTGGAAGAAGCCCGCGCTGGACAGAATGGTGGGATAGACCTGCGCAAGGAACTTGCTGATATTTATCGCCTGACCGGCGGTAAAATTTCGACCTTATCAAAGGTGGTTCACCACCAGGGAAGGGCATATGCAAATCTTAATGGTGTTGTTGCTGTCAATTTGAACGATGAAAATGCAAGTGCACTGTGGCACGAGCTGGGTCATCATCTTGAGTACAGTAACCCTGGTTTGTTAGAGAAAGCCCGGTCATTCCTGAAGGCCAATGTTGAAGGGGATAAGCCATCTTTCGTTAATATCGGTGGGCGTGGCAAGCCTGAATGGTGCTTCAGATCTCGATTGAGTAATATTTATATGGCGAAGGTATACCCGCCAGCCTCAGTGAGTAACTCCGGGAAAATTCGGCAGAAAGCACCGACTATTTCAAAAACATCAGCAACGGAAGTATTCTCTATGGCTCTTCAGTTGTATCATGACAAAGAGGCCGCTGCCGCATCACTGATGAATGGTGACGGATTGCTGGAACTGTTATTAGGTGTGGCAAAGGAGCTAAATAATGCAGATTAAAATCGCAGCGCCATTAGGCGGAGATGCCATTATCGAATTTGATGATAATGAAGAAGTTTCCGGGCGTTTAAGCATTATCTCCGGTGACATTACCGAGGACATGATCGCTGAAGCCATAGCTGGGGCAAATCCCAATAGCTATATGGGATTCGTTAACACCCTTGATGCTCCCGCAAGTGATGTTCTCCGAACGCTGCATCTTTACGCTGGCTGGTTTGTCGATTGGCCAGCAGTAGAGGGTGGCGATGAGGACGACGATGATTTTGGGGATCATGTAGACCAGATCGTATATTAACTCCCTGATAGTGCACAAATAATCTGTTCTGATATGTTAATTGTGTACTTAAAGTAAACGCGTAGTGGCTTGCTTTAGGTTATGGAAGCAAGCTATTGCCTAATATGTTAGATCAAAAAATTTTAATTTTTGCGTTTCGCTCACCACATATTGAACACTTTAGCCGATCTTTTTATTGTTGCAGAGTCAATCCTGAAGCTACATATTGTTTAATATCTCTTCGTCATTGCATATTCAGAGGGTAAAGATATACACATACTAAAATGAATTGGCTTAGCTCGTTATTAATCAGAATTCGATGAGACTACTCCATTTTAGGGAAT